CTGCTGCAAGAGCACGAGGAATGGGCTCTGCCCGCCAGCGAGTTGCGTCGCGATGTCCGTGAACTGCGCAGGCAACTGCCGCATGGCGGCCGTGGTCTGCGCGACCGATACGCCGACAGCGCGCGCACCAGCCGCAGCGCCAGCCGTTGCGCGCGCAAAGTCTCCGTAGGCTCCCGCCGCGCCGATCGCAGCCTGCTGCGTCTGCCTGACCCCGGCAGCGGCCGACGACAGCAGCGCCGATTGCGTAGCCTGCGCCTGCGCCTGAATGCGCGCCTGCTCTCCGACCGCGCCAGAGACCGACCGGAAGCTCGTCGCCAGTTGCTCGGCCGAACGCTCCGCCCGCACTCCTGCGGCGGCCATCCGGTCTAGCTGATCCTCCGCGCGCTGTACCGGCGTCGAATCGACGCCCAGGGTCAGCGTGCTGATCTGGTCGGCCATGTGCCGTCAGTCCTTGTCGTGGATGGCTTGCAGGGCCGCGTGTTCGATGATCCGCAGGTCCATGAAGACCCGATCACGTTCTCGCGGTGCAATGCGTGCGCGCTGCCACACCTCGCGCAGCGCCGAGTAGTCGAGTCCGACGTAGCCGCCCATGCCGGTACGCCACTGCGTGCTCATGAGCTGGAACACGAGCACCGCATCGCGGTTCTCGGGCCACACCGGCAGCGGCTTCTCGGCCGCGTAGGCCGACATCGGCACGCCAAGGCCCTTGGCCTGCTCCTGAGTGGGCAGCCGACGGTAGAGCCGCGCGGCTACGTCGCGGAGTTTCCCAGTCGGCCCTCGGTGAGGCTCAGCCGCCAGTGCGTGACGATCTGCGCGTAGGCGCCGGGGTAGCGGCGAAAGAACTTGGTCAGCTGCTCCGCGCCGAACTCGCGCCCCTCGACGCCCCAGCCCTTGGCGATGCGCAGCGTGGCCTCGACGTCGCGCTGCGTGGCCTCGATCGCATACTGCTTCAGCGTCTTGTCGTCGGGGTCTTCTGCGGCGCGCGCAGCATCGGCCTGCTGCTCCCGCTGCGCAGCCCTGGCCCGATCGCGAGCGATGAACTCGTCGAACACCTCCGCCACCTCCTCGCGGTTGCGGTAGCGGAACGTGAACGGCACGAGCAGTTCAGATCCGTCCGGGGTCGGGATGCGCACCAGGCCGTCGAACGAGATGTCGTCCGACGGCGAGTCCAGGTCGAGCGTGATGCTCATGCCGCGGCGATGTAGGTCGTCGGCTCGGCGCGGACCAGGAGCACGAGGTTGTTGACCTGCACCTGGCCCTTGTTCATGGTCGGCACCACGTCGAACGCCGGCACGGCCAGGAAGTAGGTCACCGACGAGTCCGGGAACACGATGCGGAAGGCCGTCTCGGTCTTCGCGTCGGAGGCGGCGCGCAGCAGCGGAAAGTGCGTCGCCGACGGACCCTGGTACGCGACGCCCATGTTGTAGCGGCGCGGGGTGCGGGAGGTGAAGAACTCGTATTGATCGTCGCTGTCCAGGAACTCCTCGACGACGGTCTGCTGTTCTCCGCCCTGGCCCTGGAAGTCCTTGATGTACGGGATCTGCGTCCAGGCCGTCACCTCGCGGATCGAGCCGACGCCGGAGCCGGCCGGGTAGACGCTGGTGCTCGCGGTGTTGATGTCCTCGAGCGTGACGTCGTTGGTCGCCACGCTGTCGGCGCGGGCGATGCGCTTGTTGAGCTTGAGCCAGCCGCTCGTGATGATGAGGATGTCGTTTTCGACGACGCCGTGCGACGCCTCCAGCGTGGCCACGGCCTCGCTGGCGTTGCTGATGGCGCTCATCGTCTTGGACGAGCCGAGGGTGGTGCCGAAGCTCAGGATCGAGCCGTCAGGGAGTCCGAAGGCCATGATGGTGCCCTTTCAGGAATGAAGAAAGCCGCCCGGAGGCGGCTTGGTTGAGATGCCCGAAAGCGGGCGCTTGGGAGAACTCAGGCAGTGGCTGCGCGGTACTCGCAGCTCACCGGAATCGCGTATGCGCCGGTGTCGGCCTGCAGCGCAGGGCCGGCACCCATCGGGCGCGTGATGAAGACCCGCACGCCGCCAGCAGACAGCGGGGCGGTCGTGGTGAACGCAGCGTCGAGCGATGCGACGAGCGCTGACGCGGCCGCAGTGCCGTAGCCCTGTGGCATATGCAGCGTGACCTGAAACACGCCCACGTGCATTCGGCCCACGCCTGCGAGGAACGGCGACTGCTTGTCGCCTGGCAGCAGGTACGCACGCGCGTAGACGGAGCCAGGTGTCGGGACGAACTCGACGTTCTCCCAGGCGACCGCGACGCTGTTGGCGGTGGCCCAGGTGTCGAGCGCGACTTCCATCGCCTCGCGGACCAGTTGCTCGCTCACTGCTCAGCCCTCGCGCTGCCGCTGACGATGAAGTCGAACTCGGCCACGGTCACGCGGACCATGCCGGCCGGAGCCTGCTTGGACCAGCCGTACTCCAGCCGCTCGGCGTAGGGCAGCCCGTTGCTCAGGTAGACGACGCCACCCACGGGCAGCGTCAGCGCCTTGCCGGCCTCTGCCGTGCCGCGCCCCTGCTCCGTGCTCAGCGTCGTCGTGTAGTCCGGCGCACCGTAGCTGACGTTCCAGTTCGCGCGGAATCGCCCCGTGTCGACGGGGCTGCGCTGCACGACTCGACGGAACGCCTCGAAGGTGATCTTGCGGACGGCGAGCTGCAGGCGCTCCTTCTGCTGCTCGGCCAGTTTGTCGAGCGGGATGGACCAGCGCGCAGCCATGTTCCTCCGCCTCAGCCGAGCCGGACCTGCGCCTCGAAAAGCACCATCGTCCGAGCCGGTCCGAGGTTCTTCGCGCGACGCACCGTGAAGACCTCCGAGCCCCACTCGAAGACATCGCCCTCGCGCGGCTCTGACATGCCAGCGGACGCGGCGATGAACGCCTGCCGGTCGCGAGTGGTGATCGTCGTGCCGTCGATGAACTTGTCGCCGTATGGGAACACGCACGCGGTCACGGCCAGCTCGGTCTCGGTCGGCGTGGCCGCGCCAGTCGACGGGGCGTAGGTGCCTGCACCCTTGCGCGTCAGCGTGCCCTCAGCGCCGAACTCCTCGATGAGCGCGGCGGCCTCGATGGCGATGGAGGCGTAGTCGAAGCTCACGAGTCGAACTCCAGCGTGTCGACGCCCATGCCGACCCCGCGGCACACCATGGACGCCACTTGCACCGCCTCGCGCGACGAGCGCCCGCAATGCATGGCCGCTAGTGCCGCCTCTGCGCCGCTGCCGATGGCGTGCGGCGTGTCGTTGTCGAGCCAGATGGGTTCCGGCTCTCGCTGATACAGCGCTACTCGCCTGCCGTCTCTGAAGATGGCGAGCAGAGTTGCACGCGTCTGATCTGCGGTTCGCAGATGCGCGGGGAACTCGCCACCGGCATCCAGCCACGCCATCAGAGCCCGGCAGCGGTCCGCATCGCCTGATGCACCAGCGATCACCTCGCCGCCGCGCAGGCGCCTGATCTTGGTGACGCGCCGAGCCGTCCAATCGTCGGCGCACATCTTGTCGGCGGCCAAGGTGCGGCCGTCCCATGCAATGACGGTCACGCCCGCACCACCTGAATCGCGCTCGTGCCGCCGGCCTTGAGGAACGGCGTCAGCATGCCGTCGACAGCCGGGTAGCGCTTGGTCTGCCGCGCGCCCTCCGCGTAGCGCACGGTGATCGGGCCGACGGTCTTCTCGATCGCCGGCTGCCCGAGGTCGGCCAGCAGATCGCCGCTGGCCGCACGCAGCGCGAGCTCGGCGCAAGCGCGCTGAACGGCCTCTGGCACCGCGTCGCTCGCCCAGAAGGCGAGCAGGTAGCCCACGGCGCCGATGTCGCGCCGAGGAACCTCATAGCGCGGCCAGTCGAGCGCCTGCGTGCTGCTCACCCGATAGCCTGCCCATGCCTCGCCGTAGACCTGGCCCATGTACTCCGTCGCCTTGCGCAGCAGTTGCTCACGCACGGTGTCGCTCGCCAGCGCAGCCCATGCGGCATTGCCACGGGCCGTGTGGTACGCGGTTGCGTCGGACACGGAGATGTAGGACTCGGCATCTGGGTCGCCGGTGCCGTCCTCGACGATCAGGGCCATGGCTTCAGGTCCTCGGCTTCGGCTTGGGTCCGGGCTTGCGGCGCGGTTCTGGTGCCGCAGGA